GACTTAAATGTCCTATATACAATGTCAAACTGTATGCTTACATCAAAGTTATAGCTTGTTTTATCACTATTCTCTACTGATGTCTGAGAACTTATTAACAAGAATGGAGGCTCTGAACCATCTGGAGCTATGGTATCATATACCGATAGGTCATAATTAGCCGTTGTTATCTTGTCGAAATAAGCCTTTCGTATAGCATATCCGCAGTCTTTCATTATCCTTCTACTTCTTCTTGTTTAGGAGCCGTTTCTTGCCCATTTTGAGCCTTATAGTTGGCTTGAAAGAACCCAATCAATGGTAATACATACTTTGCTGGTATTTCACCTATAATAGCATCCATTTCCTTTAATTGCTCATCTGTCAATGTTAACTGCCCTTGTGGTTTCATATTTGGTTATTTTTACAAATTTAGGTAAAATTATTTAGCTGCAATCAATGCTTTTAATTCTTCTATTTGTGCCTCAAGTAATTGTATCTTAGAATCATACCTAACAACTATCTCTTGTATAGCCTTGGTATTCATTATTGTAAATACTGAGTATTTAACAGATTTTGTAATAGTGCCTAAAGATTGTGTTTCTTTAGTAATATTACCTTCTTCATTAATTACTTCTACTTCTTCAAAATCTTCATGTTCGTCAACCATTGAAGGGAAAATTTCTTCCAATTCTTGAGCAATTACACCTAACTGCTTTGTTTGTTCTCCTATAAGATTGTAATTCCTAATTTTAACTTTCAATAAATCATCAAGTTTAGGCGTAGCATCAGTAATATTTTCTTTTAACTTAATATCAGAAAATGCACCATAAGAACCATTTGCGTTTGTTACATTACCATTTGTTGTTACATTAAATGCTAAGGTACCAGATGTTGTTGCACTTGCACTATGCCATCCAGTATATAATGAACGAGAAGGCCCAGCAGCTTGTCCACTTCTTGCATTTATAGTATCAGTATTAGAAAAGTAAACATCTAATCCAGTTACACTACCAGTTTTTCCTATTCCTGCATCACCCCCCGATGTGATTCTCATTCGTTCGCTTCCACTCCAATCGCCAAAAGCCAAAACGTTAGCACTTGGTGAACCTATTAATGCACCAGCAGTTCCAGATGCAGTTGTTACCCCAAATTGCCAAGCCTCACTTTGACCAGCAACAGAAAGTGCAATACCTGGAGCAGTTTGTCCGATTCCAACTCTACCCCCCGATGTGATAACCATCTGATTTGCAGTAGAACCAATACCAAATCCTAAAGATTGAGTAGCACCTAAATATGATATTAAAGCATCATTTGTATTGCCATCGGTAAGAATCAATGTTGATGTATAATTAGCACCAGTATTTTCAAGTCTTAATACCCCACTTGCTGATGCACTTGTGCCAGATTGAGACTTATGAACCGCAAGTCTTGCACTTGGCGAACTCGTTCCGATTCCAACATTACCACTGCTTGTGATACGCATTTGTTCCGTAGAGCCATTTTGAAATATAAGTGAGCCGGTAGTTACACTTGTTGCGTTTTGACTTCTAATAATTAAATCATAATCACCTGATGTATTTTTAATAATTGATGCAGTTCTTGCATTACTCGTATTACTACCACCAATATAAAATCCTGTAAAATTACCATTATCATAGTCAACACCATTACTTGAATGAATTACATTTGCCGTTACACTACTTGAGAATGTAGCAGCACCAGTAGAAGCTGATAAGTAAAAAGGTATTCTACTATTTTTTACATCTCTTATAGCAAAATCATTAGAAGATGGAGTGCCTTGAGCAACACCAACATACCAATCAGATACAGTTGTTTGCTGAATTTTAATACCAGCTTCTTCTGTTGCGGTTGTTGTTTTAGTAATTAAATATGGTCTTGCACTATTTGTAATAGTTACATTATCACTAAACGTAGCACTTGTACCACTTAAACCTCCAAAGAAAGTTATATTAGCACTACCACCAGCACCAAAATCAGCTACTTGTGTACCACTATTTGCATTGATACTTAAACCAGCACTTGTTGCAGCTTTTACTTGTGGGGTAGTTAAAATTCCACTAAAAGTTCCAGTAGTTCCACTTAATCCACCAGTTAATGTTCCACCAGATAAATTAAGTTTACCATTTAACTGAGTTTGAATTGCACTTGTAACACCAGCAACATATCCTATTTCAGTAGCAGTTGTAGATGCACTTGCTGCAATCTTACCACTACCATCAGATACTAATGCTCTTGAAGCAGTTAAGTCTGCAGTTACTACAGAAGATGCACCACCAGTAATAGATGCTTGTGCTCTTGCTGAAGTAAAGTATTGATTACTACCTTCTGCAACATTTGAAGTAGTTAAAACAACAGTTCCAGAAGCTCCGTTTACAGTTGTAACTGGAAAGGCAATGTTTGTATTTGAAGCACTTGTGATTCTACCTTTGCTATCTACAGCAATCGTAGGAACAGCAGTTGTTGTACCGTAAGTTGTTGCAGTAACTCCAGTGTTAGCTAAAGTTAAAGCAGCAGTAGCGTTTGCACTACCATCGAAGCTAACTGACCATGCAGCGTCTCCAGTTGCAGATATTGTTCTTGCAGTTGAAAGTACGTTTGCAGCGTTTGCTGTACCAGCTAAATTACCTTCTACGTTAGCAACCAATGTGCCAACAGTATATCCAGTTCCAGTAGTGTCTACTACGTTTGTAGGTTCGTCTACTAAACCAGTAAAGAACTTAAACTTACCAGCGTCAGAAGCATCTCTAAATAATCCAGTAAACTCAACACGAGTTTGAGCTGAATCGTAATATCTACCATAATATCCAATGTCTACAGCATCTGTAGTGTTGTTATCGTTAGCTACCTCAAACAATGGGTCTTTAGAAGATATTGATTGAGTGTTTACATAGGTAGCAGTACCATTGATAGTTAAGTTACCGCTTACAACTACGTTGTTAGGGAAAGTAACATCATTTGTAAATCCAACAGTTGTAGTGTTACCTACAGTAGAAGCAGCAATCTGATTAGCAGTTCCGTTTATTGTTGTTATACCTTGGTCAGTCCAAGAAGCTGTAATTACGTTTGCATCTTGCTGAGTCAAAGACAAAGTCTTAGTAGATGTACCAGTTACCGCAGCAGATACGATAGAACGATTGTAAGCTGTATCGTATTGACCTAATTTAACTGTTGTAGGAATAGCATATCCAGCAGTTAAGCTAAGAATACCACTTCCAGAAGAATAATCTAAACCAACAGCGTTTTCGCTGAAGGCTGCTCTTGAACGAGCATCTGTGTAATATAAGTTAGTGCCTTCATCTAAGTCTGTAGTAGTCTTAGCATCAAAAGCAGTATTGAATCTTGCTTGAGTATAATAAAGGTTTGTACCCTCTGCTAAGTTTGTAGTAGTCTTTGTACCGAATCTTGAGTCGAATCTTGCGTCTGTCCAATAAAGGTTAGTACCTTCAGCTATATCAGTTGTTGTAAGGCTTATTGAGGCTCCTAATGCCAAAGAAAGGCCATTGATAGTAACTGAGCTATTAGTCAAACTTGCGTTAGGAATAGAGCCTAAATTGAAGTTACCAGTAGTGCTGTTGTAAGCAATACCAGTTCCAGCAGTTACACTTAACGCATTTCTTGTTCTTGCGTTAGTATAGTAAAGGTTAGTAGAACCTTCTGGTAAGTCATCGGTATCTTTAGTTGCAAAATTAGTTGCAAAGTTTGCATCACCTCTTGCAGTTGTAAAATAAAGATTCGTTCCTTCTGCCAAGTTTGTTGTGCTCTTAGCAGCGAAAGCTGAATCAAATCTACCTTGAGTATAGTATAAGTTAGTTCCTTCAGCGATGTTAGTCGTAGTACCAGCTACATTCTCCCATACAGCTAAAGAAGAGTTATATTGTAAAATGTTGTCATTTGCAACACTTGTAATTTTTACGTTATGAAGTTCATCTAATTCGTAGCCATTGTCAACCTTCACATAGATTTTACCATTGTTCTTATGAGCATAAACTACAAAACCTACAATAACTGTATGTTGAGGAGCTACTGGCTTAACTTTAGTAATAGCACCTGGCGTAGTTGGAGAAAGATATAAAATATCTCCATCATTCCAATCTTCTAATTGTAAGTCACCAGTTGTATCAACTCCAGTTATTAAACCGCTTGAAGTAACAAAACCTTCTTGGTTATTAGCAATGTTTTCAGCTACTAAACCGATAGTATCAGTTGAGTTAGCATCGTTGTTAGCTTGTGCTAAACCAACAGCTAATCTTTGACCTTGAGCAGCAGTAATCTTAACTACTTGATAAGCAGATTTGTTTAAGATACTACCAGAGTTATTAAGTACTCTTGCTACTTGCTTTTGACCTATTGGTAATACTACATTGCCGCCCATCAACCCTAAGTCAACAGTTCCATCAGTAGTATTCCAATACATCTTAGCTACAGCGTTAGCTTCACCAGCACCAGTATTATATTGTACGAAATCTCCTTGAACACCACCATCTGCAGTTGCGATAGTGATAGTAGGAGTTAAAGTTCTTAAAGTATCGTTATAAGCCCAAGTGATACCAGTACCATTCTGAATCAAACTTGCTACTGTATCATCAATCAAATCTTGTATCTGAATACCACCTCCAGTAATGATTAAATCACCATTTATAGTTAATGTACCAGTAATTGTAGCTGCAGTAGTTGAAAGCGATAATGAAGTATTTACTCCACCACCATCTTGTACTGGCTGTAAACTACCACTTACTCCAACATTATTAGCACCAATCTGTAGTACTTGTCTATATGTATTTTTTACCGCTTTACCTTGAAGAGTAGCCATTATATTTTAATTTTTTTAATTTTAGTAACCATTTTATATAGTTCTTCTGAAGCCGACAAGAATAAGAATGGTCTATGGGGCAAATTTACTACATTTCCGTTATTTCGTTTAAACGTCTGTGCGTACCCCTCAAGTTTATTCATATTTAAGTTTCTATAATATGGTATTTGAAAAGATGGCCCAGTACCAAACTCTACAAAAGGAGAGTAATACGCAGTTGACCCAACCTTTGCTCCTGCACTCATATTATAAGGAGTGCTATAAATAGAACCCTTTAACTTGTAAGTTTCACCGTATGGAGCACGAGCCCTTGCGTTATTTTCTATATTAATCACACTTTGATTAATGATAGCTTGAACCTTTTGAGTAATAACATTAGGTGCCTCTTTTAACCTTTTTGATAGGTTAGTTATGCTGCTTGTTTTATCTATTGAAAATGACATTAAGTAGTTTCCCAGGTTGTACTAATATTCTCCCAGAAAGCAGTAATACTATCCCAAGTACCAACTCTCTTTAAGGTAGAACAAGTGATTCTTAAATAGTTATGGCTGTCAAATTCATCTATAACACTGCTAATTAAGTATATATTACCTTCAAAAGCAATAGTAAGGTCATTAGAAATAGAGATACTATTGGCATCTCTTATCCTAAAAACAATGTTATCTGATATAGAATCCTTACCAGCTATGTTTGTCTTGTTTTGATTATCCCTAAATATCTCAGCCCAACAAGTATAGTAGTCTACATCCGTTAGAACATATCCACCAGCACCGTCAGATTCTGAAACCTTAGATTGGAAAGTAATCCTATTTTTAAGTCTACTTATCATTATAATATTATGCTTACTCGTTTATAAGGCTTCATTAGTTCGTATGCAGATGCTATGTTAGCATTTGGTTTGCTGTCCTCTACAGAAGATTCTCTATAATCGTATAAATCAGCAAGTATCTTATACAAGGCTGTTTTCATAACTGCAGGAGTGGT